CGCCCACTGGGCGTCTCCGAACTTAGCCGTTCTTAATCCCTATCCGCCGTAATGAGGTACTTATGGCACGCGTTATTCGTTCGCGTACAAGACCCCTTACACTTTCGGGGTCTTATTCGACGTACTTGTATGGCAAGTGGGCGTCAGACGTTCCGATAACTGTAACTAAGTCATCGGTAATAGCTGACTCTCACGGCTCACCAGTCGTCCCATCCGGCCTTAACTCAAACCAGCTCTACGGACCTGGTTTAAGTTTAACCGGTAGTACGAAGACGAGTAACGACGTGTGGAAGTACACGTTCGATAAGTGGCCTGTTCAGACGTGGGCGTCAGCATCAGATGCTACGCCTACGCCTGCGCCTAATGGTTGGATGCTTGACCTCGTCGCTGGAACGAATCCCAGTCGGCCTGTCTTCACTCCACCCACCATGGCTCAGGACCTTATCGATCTGCCCAAGCAAGTCAAACAGTTAGGGCAACTCATCCGCAAGCCCAAAAGCTTGATGAATGCCAAAGAATTGGCTAATCACTACCTTTGTGCTCAGTTCGGATGGGCCCCGCTGATAGAAGACTTGCAGAAGTTGATGCAGATCCAAGAGCGCACCATGAAACGGTGCAAAGAGCTCAACGATCTCTACAACTCCCCAACGGGCATCAAACGACGCCTGCAGTTCTCGAGCAATAATGAGAGTCGGACAGGTAGTTATCGATTTAGCCTACCAGGCGTCGATCGCTACTTTGATGTTCCGTACGATATAATCGTACGGAAGAAATCTTGGGCCACCATCAACTGGAAGCCCACGTCCCCTCCCCCATATAGCTCAGGTGATGACTCGCAAGCTGCCTTCGCTCGCAGGCTCATCTTTGGCCTTACCGTAGAAGGTATGGCTAAAGGTGCGTGGGATGTTATTCCCTGGACCTGGTTGCTAGGGTGGTTTACGAATATTGGCAAGTATACACTAGCCAATAGTAATACAGTACCGGCTCAACATGGAGCGGGATGCTTCATGTCTGAAGTCGAATACTATGTCATCCCAAAAGGACCTTCTTCACCTCATGGTCTGAAAGAGCATGATGTGCAGGTCGCAGGCGCATTCGGTAACGTCATCAAGACACGTACTGTGTCTAATGGCGTTGCGGCGGGGTTCAACCTGCCCTTTATGGACGGGTTTAAGGCGTCTATCCTCGGTGCGTTGTTTGCTCAGCGCACCATGCGCTGATATCAAACACACCAAGGATCAGATCACCATGCTTGGCAACACGTTGACGATTACTTTGGATGGGTCTGGCGGTACCGCGAAGGTACTGCCTCTCATCAATCAGGATGGTTACTCGTCGGAATACTTTCTCGACGACACCAGCGTGACGTACCGCGCTAAGGTGCGGCACTCGCGCGACAATGTCAAAGCTGGGACGCAAGCGTTTGATCGTCACACTGTGACGTTCACACGTTACGTCAAGGCTACTGCCACTGTCCCTGCTTCGCAATCGGAAGTCAGCTTGACTATTCGGTGCGATCCGAATGGGATCAGCTCCGATATCATCGACCTGTCTGAAGCGATGAGCTTCTACATGGTCAAAGCCGGCGGGATTGCTGCAAAATTGTTGGGCTGGGAGTCGTAACTCTCATCCAACTGTCGTCAGCCTGGGTCGAGCCGTAGATGTCCACCATGGAGGAATCTTATGGCAGACATGAAACGCTACGTCCCGGTGATCTTAGGAGCCCTTCGTGCTGTCTTAGACGACTGCACGAATGAGTACCCAGACCTTGCCAAGGAGTTTAGTCGGGATTATTCTCGGCTAAGTTCCGCGATCGAGTGTCATGGCATCAGGTTTGCACTTGATACCATGCCATCTTATCGCAAGCACTTCGATAAGTGCTTGGATGAGAAGCGCCTCACGATCTCTGGTTTGAACCAGTTTGGTCCAGACAAGAGAAAGGGGGTAATCCCACGTCTACTGAGGGGACTAACCCTACGCGTCTTCGATCGTTCTGGCGAGCTTAAGGCTGCACCAGATGTAAATGCGATACGTTACATTCGACAGATTCTTGGAATGTGTCGAAAGTTGCGTATTGAGTGCGACGACTCCGCGAAAGCGAATGCGACGCTCTCCTTCTATGGTGTTGATCAGATAGTCCGCTTAGGTGACCTGACTTGGTCAGACCATCTTGCGTTCGATCCGTTTAAGGCCTCCACACTCAGCTTTGCTGATATGGTTGCTGCAAACGATCAGCCTGCGAAAGCTAGCTTACCTGATCTTCCATCGGACCACCGGAGCATCTTGATAGATGTACAGCTTGTTGCTGACATCGTCTCAAGCCTGCTTGGTACTTTCGTACCGGCCGAGTGGAGCCTTAGGCATGGCCCTGGAGCAGTGTCCGACCAGTCGTTTGGATCGTACAAGTACGATTTCAAACACTGGCCTGATCGCCTAGAGTCGGT